CCAAGCAATACCTCCCCGATGACCACTGGTACAGTCCCTAACGGTCCCTGCGTGGGCCAGATTGAGCAGGATTAGTAGGACTATGGACCAAACGAAAACTCCTCGGTATGGGGCTACTGAGCCTCGGCTACACAGTCCCTACCTCAAGGGCCCTAATCGCGGCGATGAGATCGCGCAGCTTGCCGAGAGTATCGGCCTACCTCTTTTGCCTTGGCAAGATTTTGTAATTAGGGATATGACGAGCGTAGATGCCGATAATATGTTTATCCGTAAGACGAGCCTCGTGCTTTGTGCTCGGCAACAAGGTAAAACGCACCTCGCTCGTATGATGATGCTCGGTCATATGTTTTTATTTGATAGTCCTAATATCCTTATTATGAGCTCTAACCGGTCAATGGCCCTAGATACCTTTAGACAAGTGTGCTACGCGATAGAGGGCTCAGCTGATCTCAGCCGGCAGGTTAAGCAGATCCGCTACGCCAATGGCACCGAGTCGATCGAACTTAAAAACGGGCACCGGCTAGATGTAGTAGCTGCAACTCGTGACGGATCTCGTGGACGTACCGCCTCGTTTTTGTACATAGATGAGATCCGAGAAATCAGCGAGGAGGGGTATCGCGCGGCGACTCCGACTACACGTGCAAAAATCAACGCTCAAACCCTACTTACGAGTAACGCCGGGGATAGCTTTAGCACCGTACTTAATGATTTACGAGAAAGAGCTCTCTCTAACCCTCCGGCGACGTTTGGCTTTTACGAGTACTCGGCTCCACCTTTTGCCAAGCTCACAGATCGGGCCGCGTGGGCTATGGCAAATCCGGCACTCGGTTACACCGTTACCGAGGCAGCTCTCGAGGAGGCGGTAGCTACTCAGCCGGTAGAAACCACAAAAACCGAGCTCTTATGCCAGTGGATTTCGAGTACAAGTAGCCCTTGGCCGCATATGTCGGTAGAGGAGGCAGGCGACAAAGACCTAAAGCTAGTGCCCGGGCCTCTTACTATTTTTGCCTTTGACGTAGCACCGTCGAGAAGGGACGGCAGCCTTGTAATGGGCCAAGTCCTCGAGGATGGCCGAATAGGCGTAGCGGTGCTCGAGATATTTCACTCCGACGTATCTATAGATGAGTTATTTGTAGCTAACGCTATAGCCAAGTGGGCCAAGATTTATTACCCGAAACAAGTAGCCTACGATAAATATACGTGTGCCTCTATTGCCAAACGCCTCGAGGTAAACGGCATACAGATACTCGACATATCGGGAACTAAGGGATACCAAGCCTCCGGAGACCTTTACGAGGCTCTCTCTAATAAGCGGCTAGTCCACTCGGGGCAAGATGCTCTAGTAACCTCTATGGCAAACTGCGCAGCTAAAGAAAGTGATGCAAGCTGGAGAATTGTGCGCCGTAAATCGGCCGGCCCGGTAGATATAGCTATAGGCTTAAGTATGGTCGTACACGTACTTACTCAGCCGCTAGGTGAGGCTAAGGTTTACGTTTAGACACGCGACACAAAGCCGGTTAAATGCTTGACTATATGGGAAAATGGCGGCTATGGGACTACTGCAAACTCTAGGGTTTAAGTCAGCGGATAAGCCGGCTATCGAGGCTCAGTACGCGCCTGCCGTTATGGATACTACATACGGCTACGGCTCTTTTAATACTAACTCGTCTTTTGGTTATAACGGCGTAGGTATAGATCGTAATTTTGCACTCCAAGTTAGTAGCGTAGCTAGGTGCCGTAACCTTGTAGCTGGAGTTATTTCCTCGATCGACCTCGCACTTTATAAAAAATCTACAGGCGAAAAGTTAGGCTCGCCGGTTTGGTTAGAGCAACCGGATCAGCGGCAACCGCGCAGCGTTACTATAGCTGCGACCGTCGATAGTCTTATGTTTTATGCGTGTGCATATTGGCGCGTAACCTCTTTGTATGCAGACGATGGCAGACCGTCCGGCTTTGAGTGGGTCGCTAATAACCGCGTTACATATACTACAAATAAGTTTGGTACCGAGGTACAAGATTATTTTGTAGATGGTCAGCTTGTACCTATGTCTGGTATCGGCTCGCTTGTTACTTTCCAATCTTTGTTACCGGGAGTTTTACAGTCTGCAAGTACAACTATTAAAGCTGCTTGGGATGTACAAAAAGCCGCTGCCGTATCTGCAGCTACTCCAATGGCTACCACTATTCTAAAAAATAATGGAGCCGATCTACCCGAGTCACAGATCCAAGGCATATTAGCCGGATGGAACTCAGCGCGTAGAAATCGTAGCACCGCATATTTAACCTCTACTCTCAGTGCAGAAAATATCGGCTTTAGTCCTAAAGAAATGGGCTACGTAGATTTTAGCCAGTACCTCGCTACTGAAATTAGTCGCGCGATGAACGTGCCAAGTTACCTCATCTCTGCCGATATGAATAATTCTATGACGTACCAAAATATATTAGACGGCCGTAAAGAGTTTGTAGCGTACTCGCTGCAGCCTTATATCTCAGCTATTGAGGACAGGCTCTCAATGAATGATATAACAAATAGCTCAAATCAGGTGCGTTTTGCGATAGACGATACGTTTTTACGTAGCGATGCAAAAGAGCGTTTAGAAATTATCGAGAAAATGATTAGTCTCGATTTAATAGATGTAGATCAAGCCCGACAAATGGAACAACTAACACCGCTAGGAGATACAAGTGCTACTAACGTTTAGTCAAGAGATCCAAGCCGCCGACACAGAGCGCCGGATCGTATCCGGACTCGTCGCACCTTATGGCGAGGTCGGACACACGAGCGCAGGCCCGGTAGTTTTCGAGCGCGGCTCTATCTCAATTCCCGATGCAAGTAAAATTAAATTACTATCGCAGCATCAGCAAGATAAACCGGTAGGGCGCGCTATTTCTTTTAGCGACTCTACTAGCGGCGTTTATGGATCGTTTAAGCTTTCGAGTAGCACTCGAGGACAAGATGCACTCGTATTAGCGCAGGAAAATCTCGTATCGGGCTTATCCGTAGGGGTGGATGTAACCGCCTCTAAGCCTATGGGCGATTACCTGCTCGTGACTGCGGCAGTCCTCAAAGAGGTAAGCCTCGTCGAGAGTGCCGCCTTTTCTAGTGCCTCAGTCGATGAAATTATGGCGGCTCGAGTAGCTCTCGAGGCTGCAACGAGTACAAAAGAAAAGACCACTACTATTTCTACGACTATCGTAGAGATCGAAACAGAAACAGAAACAGAAATGGAGGAGGCCGTGACCACTGCCCCTGAAAATACACCGGACGAAACCCCGGTAGATGCACCGGCCGAGGCTGAAAAGGTCGAGGCCGCTCGTAAGATTATCCGACCATCCGTACTCGACTCTCAACGAGTCCGTACGCCTATCGTCTCTATGGCGACATACACAGAGCACAAGATCAAAGCCGCACTCGGTAGCGATGAGTCAAAGCTCTATGTAACTGCAGCCGATGACTCTTTCTCTACTAACCCTGCTTTTAACCCTACTCAGTACCTCTCAGAGTTTGTAACTAACACTCGTTTTGGTACTCCGGCTATAGATGCCTGCAGCCAAGGAACTTTACCGGCTCAGGGTATGACTATTAACGTGCCCTCACTGGTCACGTCCGCAGGCGGCGGCTCAGGTGTAGCACCTACCGTCACAGTAGAGGCCGAGGCTGGAGCCGTATCTAATACAGGTATGGTTACACAATACCTAACCGGTACAGTATCTAAGTACTCAGGTATGAATACCATAAGTGTAGAGCTCCTCGAGAGATCAGATCCTAATTTTTACGCTGAGCTCACAAATCAGCTACAAAATGCTTACCTAACCTCTATAGATACTGCGGTACTTACTGCACTCCTAGCGGCAGGTACTAACGCCTCAGCTACTACAGCTGATAGCGACGGCGTTATCGCTTATAGCTCACAAGCTGCAAAGCTTGTCTATGAGAACACTGGTTATTTTGCGCAGAACTATATTAGTAACGGTGCACAATGGCAGTTACTAATGGGCGCAACAGATACCACAAAGCGACCAATTTATAACGCTATCCAACCAATGAACGCAGCCGGACAGGTGAACCCGGGCTCTATTCGCGGTAACGTGCTCGGACTCGATCTCTACGTAGATCGTAATTTCGCTGAAACTACCGTCGATGATGGCTCCGCTATTATTTTGGCACCTGAGGCTTTCACCGTTTATCGTGGACCACAGGCTTATATGAGCGTAAACGTCGTATCTAACCTACAAGTACAGGTTGCTATCTACGGCTTTATGGCAACTATCGCAAAAATGCCTAACGGTATTATCAAGTTTGCGAAAATCTAAGCAAAAAACCTAATAGTCGGTAGGGCTCTTAGCCCTTTGAGCCCTACCGGCCTCTTTTAAGATAGGAGTAAAAGATGCCGGCTACATACGTAACCGAGGCTGAGCTACGCGCTAATCTTGGTATCGAAAACCTTTACTCCTCCGATATTGTCGAGACGTGTTGCCAGACTGCGCAGGATCTACTCAATCAGTTTTTGTGGTTTGCCTCAGCGCCGGTAGTCGGAGTAACGCTACAAAATAACGTTGCTACCGCGATGGTTGCAAACCCTATGATTTTTACTACTGGCCAGAGCGTAACCTTGAGTGGATGCGGCTCAACCTTTAACGGCACTTACACGATCACCGGTACGATGCCTTGGAGCGCCGGTACTACAAATCAAATCCCTACTCTTGTATGGAGCCAATACTCTTGGAATTGGCCTGCCGGTTATAGCTTTATCCAATTTACAAAGGTAGCGGCCGATGTTAATTTTCAGCGTGTATTACCTTATGGCTCGGCCGTAGGAGCAGATACTAAAACTAACTCTTACGCTACGACCCCGGCTATCCGTGAGGCCGCGATGATCCTTGCCGTAGATATTTTCCAAGCGAGACAGGTCAGCCAAACTGGAGGCGTAACAATCGACTCTTTTAGCCCTAGTCCCTACCGTATGGGTAACTCTATGATTGGCAAAATTAGAGGGCTTATATCCGGCTACCAAAATCCTAACTCGATGGTGGGCTAGAGATGCCTGCCGCGATTACTACCTTACGTGCCTCACTAGCTGCAGCTTTAGCCAATGCGAGTCAATGGAATACTTACAGTTTTCCACCTCCAACGATCACCGCTAATAGCGTAATCGTCGTACCCGATGATCCTTACGTAACACCGAGTAATAACACCTACGCCACTATTTCACCTATGGCAAACTTTAAGATTATTTTAACGGTGCCGATGCTAGATAATCACGGCAACTTAAACGGGATCGAGACCCTAGCGGTGGCAGTATTTAATAAACTCGCTACCTCAAATATCGTAATGAATGTTGGCAGTATGTCGGCTCCTAC